TTTCATCATTAATTCTAAGAATTTACCTTTAGGAACTGCTTGGTCTGGAATTTGTTTATTTTCCTCATACATCTTCATAAATTTTAATGTTGGGAATAATTCTTGAGCAGAAGACTTAACACCCTGTGCCTTAAGCAACATAAAAGTTCTTTGATCTTCTCTCCAACCAACAGGTCTGCTTTTAAAAAAGTCAACCCATTTTACTAGTTCTTCATAAGGCATCTGTTCTTTTAAAACATATACTGGGATTTTTAACTCGTAAGCAATTTCAAAAATAGTTTCTTCGTCCTCGGTTAGTTTCCCGAGTTAGCGCCTAGCCCAGAATAAGCCATAATTTCTTCAGAAAGAGTATTTAATTCTTGAATTGGAAATGATTTAAAATCTTCTTCTGAAAGTTCACTAGCGTCTGGTACTGCCAGCTTAATTACAGTCATTAAAAGTTTAATTGAATTCTCTTCTTGATTTTTTAATTTAGAATTTTTTTCAATAATTTTTTGAACTTCTAAAACTTCTGACACGCTTAATTTTAGGATTTCAACTTCGTCATCCATAAAAGAAACTTTTTTACCAATTTTTTTACCAACTAAATGTTTCATAATACACCTTAACTAATTTTATCTTTTTCCGTAAATAACTCTTGATTGTTTGCTTGAAAATCATCAAGCATTTTTCTTACTGTATGAAGAACAGAAAGAGTTTCTAAACACTCTTTTCCTTCTCGTGAATCTTCAGTAAAATCTTTAAAACGCTCAAAACTTTTACGAATACTAATATCTACACTACGTCGCATATGACGGAATGTAGTTCGCATAACAAATGCTTTACTAAATGGTTTATCCATAATATACTTTCTCTACTAATGATAAGAAGGGGCTAATGCCCCCTCTAATTTTATTTATTAAGCTGCTGCAATAGTTGCAGGGCCAAAGAAATCTGATTGTGCTGACAATGTAACAGTTGCAGTTGTAGCATCTGTCAATGCAGGGTTAACCAAGATTGCTTCAATTTTACCTTTAAAGTAGAACTCTGTGTTGTCTGTTGCAAGAGTTGCACCCAAAGATGTAGTAAGATCTACTGCTGCAGAACACATCATAAAGCGGAAGTAAACTTCTGTTCCGATTAGTGCGTGGAAGTCTGTCATGTCATTAGCAACATAGTTTACAGTAACTTCAAGAGTAGGCGCATCAGCCTGACCTTGAATCTGTGAAGATGTGTTTTGACCATAAACAGGCACGTTTACGATGTTTGCAGGTGTACCAATTGAAGGAAATTCACGAACAGAAGGCATACGATCGATGTCTGATGAGTTTCCTGAAATAAATAGACCAGCATAGCCAGTAGCAGTCTCTGATGCAGGGGTTGATGAACCGCTATAAATATCTAGGTAAGAAAAGATACCTGCACCTAGTGATGAAATATGAGCCATTTATTATTCTCCATATATTTTAAATGGTATTATGTATCTAGCACTATAAAGCGCTTTATTAGATGGGTCTAGCCCTTCTACATTCAAATAAGATGTTCCAAGCTCAGTTCCATTTGTTAAACGTTTATTTTCAAGATTAGTATCTAAAATATCTGATATTTCCATAATGCGAGATTGTCCCTCACCAGCCTTAACAAATATTTTTACTGCTACTAATCCTTGCAACTGTTTGTTGCCACCGTGTGAATAATTATTACTGTTGCTAGGCAATACATTAAGCCTACAAAATTCATTTTCGTTAGAAATTGTACCCTGATAATTATCAGGATAAATATCAATACTATTTGCTGTCCAACTACCTGAAGCAAAAACAGCTTCAATATCATCTAATACGTTGTCATACATTATTGAGTCTCCTTAGTCAAGATAGCTTCAATAGTGAATTCATTATCCGTATAATCAACAATATTATAAACTTTAGAACCAACAGTTAAAGTATCATAAACAGATATATTAACTCCTGATTTCATTATTGCAGTAGTTGTAAAACCTTCACCAGAAGGCTTTTGGGTTGATTGTAGTATTACATCAACAGTAGCACTAGTAGTAGTACTAACTGTTTCTCTTGTACCAAAATTATACCCTGACACAGCTTTAGTAGAAAGTGTACCTTGTTTAACTAAATCACCAGCAGAAGTAAAAGCCTTATTTACAGCAGCAGTTACTTTTGCAGATAAAGACATTAATTAGCCCTCCACCAACTTGAACCCATACCGAATGACCCTCTTCGAATAAGTGGTCTTAATGGTTTAATTACAAAGGCAGGCGTAATAGAAATTCTAGTTACATCATTATTAGCATCAGTTAATTTTATAGAACCAATACTAATGCTTTCGTAAGTTTGAGTCGTTTGAGCTAAAAGGTCTTCGTTGTTTAACAAATGTAAAGCTTGTTCGTAAACAGCTATTTTAACAAGATCAGGGATCTCAGATTCAGAAATAGAAATTTCTTGTCCCATACGAGGATCATAGTATTTAGCATTTTTACGAGGCCAAGCTAAAGCTTGAGAAGAGCTAACAGCCGAACCAATCCAAGGATTGTTATCGATAATCTGTGTCGAAGTTACAAGCGCATCTTCTTTTAAAGTTTCTGCTGCACTTGTCCAGTTTGCAGAGTCTATACGAGTTTCGAAATAGGTGTCTGCATTGGCTACTGACACATAACTATTAGTATTAACAGTTAACGGCATTAGCTCCTCCTAATTATTATGAATGGAAGATAGGTAGAATACCTAGGTTTAGGGCATCCATTTTACGATCCCATGAACCCGCTGTTGCAAAGTTAGCGTTTGTTGCAAATGCGTTTGTAGCACCTGCCCAATCGTAACCCATTGGGTGCATAATGAATCCGTAACGATACCAAATGTTTGTTGAACCGCCGCCTGTATACGCTGCTGCATTGCGATCTACTTCTACTGGTGTAGGAGTTGAAACTGGAGCAAAAGTTACAGAGCCTGGCTTAACAATGAAAGTACACTTGTCCGATTGTGCATTCAAGTCGCCTGATGCTGCTGTATGCATTTGGTTTGCACGAGTCATTACTAGACGGAACTTACCACCAAAGATTGTGCTAAAGTTTAGATTGCCATCTGTAACTGTTGTGTCGTCAACCAAGTTAGCTGCACGCATTTCTGCCATAATTTCTGGAGAAGTAACAAGATACATATAATCTGGTTCGTAGTCTTTAAAGCCCATGCCAATAGCTTGGAATAGACGCTCTCCACGAGCAGCACCAATTGCTGTTGAGTCAAACAACTTGCGTTCATCATTTGCACCGCTTGCTGCAGTACCAAATACACCAGCTGCGTTAATATCAACAAAGTTTCCTGTTGCTGCAGCATCTGCATCTGTGTCATAGTCAACTAGACCACCGTTACCTGCACCACCTGCATCACCTAGTGCTACTTCGTATGCCGCAACACCTTTTAGTACGTTCATAAGAGCAGTACCTTCGTCGTCACCACGCACTTGAGCAAAATCACGAGCAATTTTAGCTAGACCGTCTTGCTTTGAAACAACTTCTTGCATGTTAACCTGCTGCGCACCAAATGTACGAACTGTTTTAACATAGTTAGCAATATCTGTTGTGATGTCTGTATATGTACCATCTGATGATGATGATAGAGACGCAACATTGATATTTGCCGCTAGTGGTTTGTACCAACGGAATTGACCAACAAATGATTCACCGTCAGCATTAATATCGTCACGCTGTCCAACGATACCTGTTGAGTTTAGTTTTTTCTCAGTAGTATACGCTTCGTCTGCATAAGCAGAGATAGCTAGAGCTACATTTTGAAAATCTGTGTTTGTAATAGCCATAATTATTAATCCTTATTTAAACTATTAGTATGTATAATTACCTAATTGGCCTTTTGCAGCCATTGCTAAAACTTCTTCCTGTGTCATTTGAGCTAAACTTTTTTGCTCAGTTACGTTAGGTGTTCCAGACGAGGTAGTTGTACCTGCTCCAGAATTCGCCTTAACACGGAAGAGGAATGAATTATCTTCATTTTTTGAATAAGCAAGAATAAAATCTTGAATAGTAGTGCCTGATTTATGAACCCAAGTACCGTTTTCATTTTGAACGAGTTGCTCAACAATATCACGGTAGGCCATTTGACGACTACGCTCATTACGGAAGTCTAAACCACCTAGTTGCGAATTAACTACATTATCA